ACACCACCTTCTCCCCGAACAGCAACTGCCTGCGTGCGCAGATCGTTTCCTTCCTCTACCGCGCCGCCAAGTAAGCGGCCACTATCTGATGAAAAAAGAGGGAACGGTTTTTCCGTTCCCTCTTTTTGTTTTTTCCCGAGAAAGACACGAGGTCTTTCCTTTTGCCGAAAACAAGAAAAACCTCACTTCCGAAGAAGTGAGGTTTTGGTGGAGACTGCTGGACTCGAACCAGTGACCTCCTGCGTGTGAAATAGCTACGAACGCGCGCTTTGCGGAATTATGTTGCAATAACCAGGAATAAAGCAGAATAAATGTAACAATACAGGATTAAATGCTTCAATATTCCGCTTCATTCCTTCGCGGTTGCTAACAAATCCCTAACAGGTCTACTCCCGGCACATGTCCTGCAAGCGTCTGACGTCGGCAGCTCTCTCAATCTGCTTCCTGTGCAGATAGTCATAGAGACACTTCATGCCCTCGGGCGGCTCGCCGTGCTCCTGCCGGTACTTCTGGATGACGCCAGCGACCTCGGCGTGGAGCATCGTCATGTGATGCATCTCTTCGCCGGAAAGCTCGTAAAACGTCTTCGCAAGAGCGGGACATTCGTCCTTGTACTCGAGCGCGCATTTCGCGTACTTCATCGCGTCCTCGATTTCCTCGTCGACCATCGCCGACAGTTTTTCAATGAGTTTCATTTTCTTCCTCGCTTTCTGCGGTCGGCTTCGGCATTGCTTTTTTGATCTCCGCCAGTGCCGCGTCGCCGATCTGATTGCCGATGCTGCGCCCTGTGGGCGTGGCCACCATCGCGCCAAGCAGCATCCCGATCAAGAGCTGCACCATCGCGCACCTCTCAGATCCGCTGCACGCGCAGCGCCACATTATTGACCGTAGCAGCGGCACCGGCGAGTACCAGCGTCAGAGCGGACCCTTCCGCGCAGCAGACCTGACGCACAAGCGCCGGAATGCTGAGATCGACCGTGCCGTTGGCGGCGGCAGTCGCCGAGGCGGTCGCGCCGGGGACGGCGACGCCGTCCTTGTAGAGTGTAACGGTGACGGTTCCGGCAGCGGCAGGCGTGACGGTGACCGAGGCGTCGGCATCGTAGTAACCGGCACCGGTGATGTTGACAGCGTTGCCGTTGAGCGCCACGTCACAGCCGTAGCGGCGGATAAGGCTGCCAAGAGGGATGACGCCGTCGACCGCGACTGCGGTGGGCGTCTGCATGGCAGCGTAAAGAGCGGATTTACAAGACATTTTTTATTCTCCTTCCATAAAAATGGCGGGGCTATAGCCCCGCCTGTTACCCGGCCATAGGGGCCTGCCATGTCCCCCGAGCGGGGAATATGGTCTTAAAGGTTGACGTTGCCGTTGCAGCCGCAAGACGCGGGGATGATCTGGCCTGCGCAGGTCGAAGCCACGCCGTACAGTGCGGGCTTGGTCAGCATGCGGCCCTCGATCGCATCCAGACGGCGGTTGAAACCGCAGCAGCAATCGGAGATCTTCGCCGCCAGGGCGTCTGTCTGCTCCTTGGTGAAGATGCCGTTCTTGAGGTTCTGGTTCTCCATCTTGAGGTCGAAGATGGTCTCCTGCAGGCGCTGCTCGTAGATGCGGCTGGCCTGACTGGTGATCGCCTCAGTGCTGGCGTTGATTGCCATGCGCGTGTCGTTGCTCTGCTGCTCGATGAGATACTGCGTGCGGGACGTGTCGATGATCCCCTGCTTTTCGACCTCGCAGTTGCTCACGCGGTTGCAGCCGGTGTCATTGACGGGATACGGCATATTGCCGCGTCCAAATCCAAAGCCGTTGCCAAAGCCGCCAAACAGCGCCGCGATGACGATGATGATAAACAGTACCGCGAGCCAGCTCATGCCGGTGCTCTGATCGTTGTTCATGGTGCATTCTCCTTTCCTCAAAAATTATTCCAACAGCTATTTCAGCCGGGGGAATTTGGTTGAGTGCCCCGCTTTGCCCTTTTGCGGGGCCTGTGAGCCGTTTTGTGTGCCGCCGAGTATTTTATTGGCGTCAGAGCGCAAAGCCTCTGGGGTCGTGCCGAGAAGCCCGCACAGGGCCTTCGCCTGCATTGTGCGCCCGTAGCGCGAATATAGGCTGTCGGCGATACCAGGATCAATGCCGAGCCTGCGCGCCGTGCTCTGCACGCCCTCCAGCGTGTCAACCGTCCCGCTGATCGCCTGCTCCGCTTTCTCTGCCGCGCCTTGCAGGTCGGCGCTGGGAAACATTCTCGCCGCTGCCGCTAAGAGTTGCTTGAGGTCCATTTTCCTTCAGCTCCTTTACCTGATCGGTCAGATTTTTGATGACCGCAGCCATGTCGCTCATAGCCGACTGCATTTCGCCCATTAGCTCCTCCTGCGTCTTGGGCGGAGTGATGACGCCCAGCTCAACAAGCTTGTCGTAATACTCCTGCGTGGTGGCTTCCAGCTCGGCGTATGCCGAAGAGGTCTTGCCGATGAGCTGCTGGCGGTTGCCGAAATAGTCGGTCTGGAAAATATCACCGTTGTCGATAACACACATCATGCAGTTTCCGCCGCTGTATCCGGCGATTGCAAACTGGTCCATGCGCGCACCTCCTTTTGTTGTCTCAATGATAACGAAAAAGAGGCCCCGCAAAGAGCCTGAAAAAGGTCTTTGTAGGGTCTCTTCTTTATGTGTTTTTGATGCCGTCCGCGATTTTGCTGTACGCCCGGCGCCGCCGCGTCTTCACGTACTCCGGTGAGACGTGCAGCGTCTCCGCGACTTCGACGCGGCTCTTCCCGCGCACATCGCATTCAATAAGGCAGTACGCCTCATCGGGCGGCAGCTCAAACGATAAGATATACGCCACGGCTCGCTTGGGGGCCATAGAGGATAACTGTGCGCGGATCGCTCGGTGCTGCTTGTCCATGCTGTGCACCGGGGCTTGCAGAGCGCTCACGCGAGGGGAGACATTGCAGGCCTCCCGCCCGTTTTCCTTTCCGTGCCCGATTCGGACACAATTATTTCATTGTCGCGAGCTTGCGGATCAGGTCACTGCCGTACTTGTACGCCGCGAGGTAGTCGAGCGTCGGATCGAGCAGCCCCGCGCGCTTCTTGAGCACTTCGCGGTAGTCCGGCTCCACAAGCCTGCTCTTGAACTCCTTTTCCCACTTGCCCGCGTTCTCCCTGCCGGACCAGTACGCGGGACACAGCTTACCCGTCACGTCAAAGTGGCGGATGACGTTGCTCGCGGGGATGTTGTACTTTTTCATCAGAGCTTTCGTCAGCTCAAGTGCCTGCGCGACGGTCTTCGCGCCCGGCGCGTATACGCCGTTCTTCTTCTCATCGCACAGCTCAATGCTGATGCTGTTTGCGTTCAGGCAGCGGCCGTGCAGCGTCCCGCCGCCCGTCTGCGGGCAAGACGGGTACTTCTTCCCGCCGACCGCCCACGCAACGCGCAGGTCATCCACGCTTTGTACGATCTCCTTCTCGTCGATGAAGTAGTGCGCGCTGGTCTTCACGACGTTCGAAGCGTAGTATTTGGCGTTGTTCATCGCCGTGTCGCCGTCGTTGCCGGTGTAGTGGATGACGATGTAGCGGATACCGCTCGCCGTGCGCTTGCCGCCGACGTTCCCGGCGTTGGCCGGATATTTGCGGATATTCACACCGCTCACTCTCCCTTCGCACTGCCCGCCGCATTCTGTGTGCCGAAGTAGAACGCGATGACCATGAGGTACACGGTGTTGAATTCCTGCGTCACCTTCGACTGTACTGTCAGCACGCAGAAGGTCACCGTCAGCGCAATCGTCACAAGGCTCTTCACGCTAAGAAGGTTTGCGATTCTCTTGTTCAGTAATTCGTTCATGTTATTCGTCCTTTCCCTTGATTTTGATTCCAGCCAGCAGGCCGAGTTCTGCCGTCCACGCGGCGAACCACGCGACGGTCAGGCTATCCGGCACTACCTTGTCATGCGCGGTCAATACGAGCACCGCAATGCAGTACCAGCAGAGATTGAGCACTGCCGCTATGACGTACTTGTCCCGCTTTCTCAGCTTCTTCATAAGGCTACACCCGACAGCAGCCACGCGATAAACGCACCCGCCAGCACCGCGAGGGCCTTGTCGACCAGACTGTCCCAACGTTTCCCCGCCTTGCCCGTGATGGCTTTCACGTCCTCTTTGATCTCCTTGACGTCGCCCTCAACGGTCTCCTGCTTGGTCGCCAGCACTTCGACCGACGTTGCCAGCCTGTCAAGCGCCGTCTGGTGCTCCTGCAACTCATTGATTCGATGCGTATTGCTCTTGCACCTGCTTTCAATCAGCGCGATCTCTGCGTCATCGTAGTGCTTTGCATTATCCATTTTTCACGCCCCCTTATTTTTATGGTGTTCTCCATTGAGCCTATCATGCCGCCTCCGCAAATTCACCACGGGGCAAAAGAACCTGCCGGTGATCCGACAGGTTCTTTTTCTTTACGCCGCTTTCTTCCTCATGATTGCAAGCTGCTCGTCCACCCGCGCGCGGTTCCAATGGCGAATGCTCTTTCCGACGCCGAAGTCCTCAAAGAGGGCTGCACGCTGTTTATCGGAAAGCCCCTTCTGCTGATAAACAAGCTCCATGATCTGCAAGCCTTCACTGTTGCTGATGGTGTCACCGTTTTTGTCCTTCAGGCTTTTGATCCCACCTTTCGCCAGATAGAGCGCAATATACTGGGCTTCTGAAACGCCCGTTTTTTTGACGGTATCTATGGCCTTTGCCGCCCACCCGTCCGTTTGGTAATTGCTCACGCTCATTTTCCCAACGATGTTGGCATATTCGTAGGCTTTTGCAACGGCATCTGCCTTATCGCCGTCGCTCATGGACTTATAGCTCGCAAGTCCCGTGAGCTCGCTGACGATCTTATAGGAAGTCTGCCCGCGCTTTGTGGCGTACTTGACGTATTCCTCGCCGGTCAACTGTTTGTTTTCCTTATTCACGGTAAAAGATTTCGGTGCGCGCTGCGGCAGGACTTTGGCCTCACCGGTCGCCTCATACAGGCGACTCAATTCATCTTCCATTTTGCTGCCGCTTACCTTCGAGGTATACGCGGGATTCGCAAAATTGTTAAATGCCCGCGCGACCACGCCTCCGGAGTTTTCCGTGCGCCCCCATGCGTCGATAAAGGGAATCTGCCCGTAGTCAACGCCCGGAATACGCGCGCTGGCCTTGCCGAGCGCATATTGCATATCCGGCGTCAGGAATTTGTTCTTATCCGTATAGGTCGTCATGCGCTCGCTTTCGCCCGTGCGCTCCGCCTGCCCGAAGACCGTCGGGATACCCTGCGTCAAATAACTCGTCGCCGCGCTTGCTACCGCACTGGTTAGTGCGTTTGTGTCCCCGGAGGACGCATACCCCACCGCGTCAAAAACGTCGTTCAGGCTTTGCAGACAACTCATGGAAAGAAGCGGGTCCGTCACGTTGCTTGCTGCCTGAAGCATATCGCTCATAGTGAGATACCCGTTGTTCGCCTGCATCTGCTCGTAAAGGTTTGCCCCAACGAAAAACGGAAGCGCTTCCGGCGCAAGCCAATCCAGCGTAATACTCGTGCCATTTGGCAGCTCCATCGCATATTCCTGATGTCCTTGCAGCTCGTCGAACTTTTTCTTCTTCTCGTCATCACCGCCGCTGCCGCGAAGAATGCCCTCTTTCGCCATATAAAGGCCGAGCATCATCAGCCCCGTGCCGGTCAGACCGGCGGCGGCCCGGTCGATCATTTCGGTCGCCTGCATATTACCCTTTTGCACTTGCACAAGGTCATAGCTTATGCTTTTGAGGAAACCAATAGGGCTGTATTCCACGCCGCGCACCAGAATGTTGGCTGGTGTCTTGCGGAACGGCAGGATTCCTTCGGCGAGGGTGCTTCCGAGGCGTTTCATCTTGTTATCCCCACGATATCTGCCGAGATCGGAGATCATCTGTGAAAACGCATTGGTGTCTCGATAGGTCGCTTTCTGCGCCTCTCTGATCGCGTATTCGCGTGCCGCTTCAATGCCTTTCCCGCCAGCGACCTGCTCCGCGGTAATGCCATTTGCTTTGCAGAATTGCGCCAGCGCCGCCGCGTAATGCGGCTTGGAGAACCATGCGTCTTCCGCATCCAGCGCCGTGCTGTTGAATTTGCGCATCGCTTCCAGCAGTTTCGGTTTGAAGATCGTGCGCCCTTCCTCGATTTCCTGTCGCACATTGACATTATCATTGTACTTGCCGCTACCGAGAGCTTGCTCGCGAATGTTGGCATAGTCACTCCATGCCGCCTTGATAAGCCCTGCGTCCTTCGTCGTCAGGATTGCCTTCGTGCGTCCGACTTTGCCGCCGCTCACCGCGTTCGCAGCGCTCTCAATGCCTGCGCCGATAACGTTCTTTACCGTGACAGCAGGAACAAATCCTACGTTGCCAACGATGTTGCGCACATGCGTGCGTGGATTACCAAGCATCGAAAAGTAGCGCCAAGCGTTCCATTTGTCAATGAAGCGGCTCGGCATCTGTCTGCCGATATCGCGATAGATTTCCTTCATCGCCTCGGTGCGCGCATCGTCGTCCTTTGCGTTCAGGAACTTTTCGGCGAGGTCGCGGTCAATCTTCAGATCAGGGGCCTTTTCCCCGTACTGCTTTTTGAGATCTTCTGTCAAGTTCTCCACGCTGCGCTGCGCCGCATAAAGCTGCGTACTGGGGTCCTGCTGCTTGAGCAGCCGCGTTGCCTGCAACGCCTGTGCCGCATTTCTCTGGCGCTTTACGATGGTGTCGAGCACATCGAGAGCTGTCTCCACATCACCGCTGTTTGCCGCATTGTTGTAAAGCGACCAGCCAATCGCCGTATTCTCCTTGCTGATTCCCTCTTTGGTGGAACTTTTCCACTTGTTCAGGGTCTTTTGCCAGCCTTCGGTTTTGATGCGGCTTTCTGCGTCACTAATGGCCTGCTTGTCCGTATAGCGGTCGTAAGAGAACTCTCCTTTTGCCACCATTCGTTCCAACGTCGGCACCATTGCGTCCGGCGTGGCCTTTGCTTCCAGCACCGTGCGGATCGTGCGGCTGACGTATTTGTCATCCGCCGTCTTCTTCGGTACCTGCACTTCGCGGTATGCGCGCTCGCCCGCCGGGATATATCCGTACTTCTCTTTCAACGTTTCGTAGTTTGCCTCAGGGATCTCGCGGGAGAATGCTGCGTCATCCACGCTGTTGACCTTGGCGAGGCGGTCTGCATCGTCGCCTGCCTTGTACTCCACAACATTCATGCCCGCATTGCGCATCTCGCTTAACAGGTCGACGGGTGCATCGTCCGGCGCGATAACGGCAAGTGCCTCATCAAAGCCGACGACGCGCTGGGGCTTCGCCTCGTAGTACCCCGTCGGGATATTGGCTGCGCGGTCAATGAGCGCAAGGATGCTCTTGGCGTGCCCGTCGGATATGGCATAGCCTTCCTTGCGGAACGCCGCCTTCACCGCCGCCGCAGTCTTCTTGCCTTTGGCCGCCTCTGCAATGATGCGGCTCAGGTTCTGCTCTTCCTCGAAGGTGTTGTCGAACCGGTGTTTTGTGGTACGCAGCAGATCATCCGTCACCCGGTCAAGGTAGATGCCGAGGTCTCGCAGCGCCTTCTCGTGTTCCTCTTCGCTCACCGTGCGCAGTCTCGCCTCGTCCGCGTGCATCTCGTCCACGTTCCGATATTCCCGCGTGGCCGTTGCCGCCAGTGTCTCTGGTGTCACGCCGTACATGTTCGCGCCCTTGGCTGCTGCCATGTTCATGGCCTTCACGATGTTCTCCGCCGTGTAGTCCCAGTGTGTCTGTGCAAAGCTGCGTCTGCCGCTGTCGGTCACTGCATCCTCGCCGTTGTAGATGCCCCGCTCGCCCAGCAGCCCCTCCAGCTGTGGCTGCACCCAGTCTTTCACCGTCCGCAGCGCATCGTTCCAGCTTCCGCCCGGTGCGATCATCTCCATCATCTTGGCCGCCGTGGCTTCCTTGTCGATCTCGCCCGCGCTTCCGCCGCTCTCATAGAACTCCTGCGTGCTCCGGATGAAGTCCTCCACCCGGTTAGGGAACACGTTGTTCTTCATGTAGTAGTCGATGCGCTTCTCCTTGGATTCCGGTCTGCGGTTCAGGAAGTTGGCGTGTTCCTCTGCATAGACCTCCCGGATGGACTGTTCCGCCGGTTTCATCTCTTCCGCCGTCAGGCGCTCGCCGGTCATCAGCTTCACCGCCAGCCGCGCCACTTCCTGTTCGCCCACCGCGTCGAGGTACCGCTGAATGGTCGCGTTGCTGAAGAAACGGTCGAACTGCTTGTCACGGTACACCGGTTCAAGGCTCTTGCCCTCGCTCTGAAGGAATGCCGCTTGCACCTCCGGATGGTTCGCCAGCTTGTCGGCGATCTCTTCCGGCTCCCATCTGGTCTCATTCTCCAATCCGATCTTGCCCAGCGTGCCGCTGCCTTGGAAAACGCCGCCCGCAAACTGGCTGGACAGGTTCTTGATGTTCTCATCGAACGCCCGCCGCGCCTCGTAGTTTACGCCGCGCTCCACCAGGGCGTTATCGTGCGTCGGCGTCCATGCGTCGCCGCCGTAGACCTTGTTCCTGCTGTCCGCTTGCGGATCAATGGCCCCGCGCGGGAAGATGGCGGAGTATTCGCCGTAGTTGGCGTGCCCCTCTTTTGCCTTCACGACGGCGATGGAAGGCGACGGCCACGCGCCGATGTCGAGCGTGCGTCGTAGCTTTTCCTCGGTCATATTGTGCATGGCGACGAGGGTTTTTGTCTCTTCGACCGGCGTTTCCATGCTGAACTTCAGCTTGACATTTTGTGCGCCACGAGATAGACTATCTACAGAAGCATTCCCTCGCAGAGCGCCGCTGTCCGCAGCGGAAGAGCCATTAATTTGGGGGATGCTTCTTTCTTGCATCTGCCCAATATTATAGATCATCTTACCGTCTGCGCTCTGCGCCGTCGATATCGTAACCTTGTAATATTTCCCGTCAAAGTCTTTGAAAAACGCCGTGCGATAATTCCAACCGCTACTTGCCATGTCTCCATGTCGACTGTTATGATCTACAACGTTCCTGTCCCCCTTGACAGAAACCTGCGCCAACTCGTCAATATGCGATGCTGCATTTACTTTTCGCTCAAATGCCGCCTCGCTCATAGTACGCCCATCGCTGGTGTGGTTGTCGCTCAGTTTCCCTGCCGAGGTCGCAGTCAGAACCAATTCGTCGCCATCCGCGCCGATAAGCTTAACGTCTTGTCCACGGCGGATTTTCCCGTTAATATAGTCTTCCAGCTGTTCGCTCCAACTCTGCGGGTCATTTCCAAAAATGACCTGTCTGTCGGCGCGGACATATTTTTTGCCATCGGCAGCCTCTTCAATGCTCGCCCTGCCATTTATTTTGCTTGGCGGCGCACGCGTGCTTTCCTGCGCAACGGTTTCGCTCTCCACCTTGATATGCGCAAGAAGAAACGCTGCCGCATCGCTGATCTCACTGTCGGCGAAAATGTTCATATCGCCGAGGCTGTCGCAAACCACCTCTTCCCAAATTTCCTGCGCCGTCATTTCGGTGCCGGCATAAGCGTCTGCATACGCCGTGCAGAGGGAGTCGACCTCACCGCCGGTAAAGGTCTTATCGATGCGCGTGCGTACCTCGTTCAAATCGACTTCGCCCTTTGCGATCATATCATGTCCGGCCTCATGCCGCATGATCTGGTACGACGTAAATTCCGGATGATCCGCACGGATAAATACGCGGTCACCTGAAACGTAGCCGCGCACCTGGAACGTTTTCCCGCTCTTGTCACGGAACGTCAGATTATTTCCGGCAAAAAACGTCACGCGCAGGCCGCGCTCTTTGGCGAGGTCCTTCGCCTTGCGCATTTCCGCTGTCTCGTTCTTCACAAGATAGACGCTGTCATTGAATGCGCCTCTGCCGATGCCGAAGCTCGCAGTGCTTACTTTTTCTCCATAATCGAGCGAAGCTGCTTCGCTGTCTGCGAAGTGTCGCCCTTCCTTCCGGCCCGGATTTCGTCCTGCGCCTTCTTCCACGCCTCGTACTTCTCCGCGGGGATCCGCACCGTTATCCCGTTCGCTGCCGTTGCGTAAATGTACTGCTTCTCCATGTTCGGCTCCTTCCTGCTGCGCATATTCTGTGCGCAGCTCATCCATTGTCACATCTCCTGTCTCGAGGGCAAGGCGGTTGTCAGTTACATACTTGTCAAAGCCGGTCGCCTGCACCTCTGCGCCTGCGATCTGCTGCTTTGCTGCAATATAATCCGTATTGGGGGCAACCGCCGTTCCATCAACAGCAGTGTACCCATTCGTCAGCATGTCGTCAAGAACGATCTCGAGCGTTTTCGCCGCTTTGACATTCTCCTGTCCATTATCGTTGATGATGCGCTGCGCTGCATCAATGATTTGCGTGCGCGTCAGGCCCTCGTTCATCGCCTTGCGCATGGCGGGGGTCTTGAATATCTGATTGTTTCTCTGGTATCCGTTTGCCGTCCGCTGCCGCGCGCCCTTCTGCTGTCCGCGCGAAAGGCTTATATCAGCGATACCGGCGATCTGCTCTGCCGCCGTACTGTAATAACCGTGCAGCTCGGGGTGGTCAAACTGGAAAGCGTTTACATTTCTGCTCGATACATTTTCCTTCGTGCGGCTGTCAATATGCTCGCCCGTTCCTGCCTCTTTCTTCGCGTCGTTCTGCCCCGCGACATAGCCTGCATAGGCCGTCTCATTCGTCGGGTTCGGGTTCGCCTTTCCCTCCACGCCCGCATTGTAGGCAGGGATAAAGTCCTTCACGTGCTGTGCCGTGTCCTTGCCCTCCTGATACGAGCCGCGAATCGCTTTTCGCCCGCTCTCACCCAGGGAGTTATCAAAGCGCGCGAATCGGTTTGCCGCAGCTTCCACGCCGCCACCAATACCGCCGAGAATGCCGCCAACAAGGAAGTCATTCAGAACCTCCGCCGCTTCCAGCTCGCTGTAACTCCCACCGAGCGTCTTGCCGTTGTAGATCATCTGCAGCGCGGGCTGGACAAGATCCTCGATCACTTCCTCGCCGCCCTCTTCAATGAACGACAGCGCGATCTTGCCCGCCGCGCTGTTATTGAGCCCCGACATCGTGCGCTCGATGACGCTATCTAAGAAGCCCCTGCCGAACATCTTCTTGAACGGCGCTGCCGCGTTGCCGATCTTCTCGGTTGCCACGCTGAGTGCACCGCTCGCAAGGCCATAGTTGACCTGCTGTTCATGCGTTGCGCCCGCTCTGCGCGCCTGCTGCGCGCCTCCGCCCGCGCTGCGCATGAACATCGGGAAAAGCGCACTGCCGCCCATAAAAGGCGTGAGGGCAATATCCATCCCCATCTGCGCACCCGCGACACCCGCGTCAACGGCGAGTTGTCCGACTTTGCCCAGCCCGCTTTTCGCCTTATTGATATCCTTTGCGCCGCTGTCTGCCAGCCTGTCAGCGATGTCATAGGCTCCCGCTGCGGCCCTTTCCCCGCTCTCGATGATCTTGCCGTACTTCTCACGCTCGCTGCGAGCGATAGCAATCGCCTCTTTCGTGTCGGCAATATCCTGTGCCGTCATCGACGGGTCGCTCAGCGTCGCTTCCAATGCCGCAATCTGCTGGTCCAGCGTCTCCGCCTGAGCGCGATAGACCGGCGACATCGCTGTGCCGCCCTGCCCCTGCGCCGCCACGCCGCTGAGATTGGCAAAGCCAGCGCTGTAGGTCTTCGCCGCGCCCTTGAGCGTATTCCCGACGCGCTGCGTGACCGTCTGCGGCTTCACGTCCTTCACATGCTGATTGAAGGCTTTTTCGCTCTGGTAGTTCTTCGCCTCTTGCTGCTGCAAAGCGCCCTTGCCGAGGCCCTGCGCAAGCGCATTCTGGTTCTTCGGCGTCACGACATTCTGCTGCACGGTCGGCTGCTGGTGGAACATCGGAGACGTTGCCTTCTTCTCCTGTTCCGTTATCTTTGGCGTAGAAACAGGCCGATAATAAGTGTAAATCTGCTCCCGCTTGTCTTGCTTTACTCTCGCAGGCTTTTGCGCGGGTGCGTAGGAAGCGGGAGCGGGGCTGCTGACCGCAGCAGCCGCCCCGCTTCTTTTCTGATACTCACGATATCCCTTGATAGAATCCAGCTTTTCCTTTTTGATCGGCATAATTTACCTCCGTTTATTCAAGCCATTCGTCCGGGTCATAGCCAAAGTGGCTGAACAGATATCGCGCTTCCGCATCCGTCAATTTCCCTTGATCTGCATACACCGCAATCGTGTTTGCAATGCCTGTATTGCTACCGGTCTGCGTCTTCATCTTCTCTAAGCTCGATAATATTCTCGAAGCGCTACTGCTGAGCCCTCCCCCGTCATTTCCACCGTTCTGACCTTCCAGCCAGTTTTCATAGTCGGAATAGAGCCCGCTCGAAGATGTAAAGCCGTACTTCTGGTAGTTAGCTTTCTGCGCAAGCCAGCTCTTGGGGTTCCCGCTCGCCTGTGCCGCAGCAAACAGGCCTTCGTAGTCCATCGCTCCGCCGGTAGCTCCGCTACGTGTCCCGCCACCGGAAGTCCGGCGAGAGCCGCCGCCGCTTGCCTTCCCCGCCGCTGCCTGCGCTGCCTGCTGCAATTTATACTGCCATTCCGCATTATAGCGCGCGTCCTCGATGGCGTCGCGTTCCTTCTGGTAGTCATAGTTCAGCTTGTCCTGCTGCTTCTGATACGCCAGCGCATCTGCCGCCTGCTGGTCGCCCACCTGATCGCGCGCAAGCTGGTAAAGATAGTTGCGGTCAGCCAGCCAGCGGTTGTAGTTGTTGTCCTCAAGGCCGATGAGCGTATTCAGGTCGGCGCGGTCAGCATTCAAGCCGTCCTGATACATGCTATAGGCAAGCTGCTGTAATTCGGGAATCTTGTCCGTCATCTGGCTCATCTGGTAGTCGCTCGCCTGTTGGCTCGCTGCCACCGCCGCCGTGGACGGCATCCCGCCCGTCATCACTGCCGCCTTGCCGAGCACATCCTCAGCGCTGCGGTCTGCCTCGCGCGTGTACTGCTTGCGATACTGCTGATAGAGCGGGTCGCTCGCCGCGTCGTAGGAAAACGGCGTGCGATTCAGCAGCGCGTCGAGCTTTGCACTGATCTGCCCGCTCTGATCGTAGTTGTATTTGCTGTCGCCCAGCTTATCGAGCCAGCTCGTGTCAGCCTTTGCAGGGCTCGCGCCCGTGCCGAGTTTGATGTACTCGCTGCCGTCCACGCCGCCGGAATAGTCGTACTTCGCGCGGATTTTCTCCGCTGCGTCGTGCGCCGCCTGCTGGCCCGCCTTGTCCCCCTCGGCATATGCCTTGTTGTAGGCCTCGGTATACTGCCGGATGAGGTCAAGGTCGCCCGAATCGTTGATGAGCGTCAGGTCTGTATTCTTGTGTTTGAAATTATCTGCCATTGTCCCCTCACTTTCTGCCGCCCGTCACATATTCGTACTCGAGCGCATAGAGCCGGTATTCTCCTGTGGCTTTGATTTTTAATCTAAAGTGGTCGCAGCGGCGGATCGGGCAGTTGAGCGTAAAAACGTCTTTCTCCTGTGCCCCGCAGCGGTCGACCTCTTCCCACGCGCCGCCGTCGAACTTGACAAGGAACACGACCGTTGCGCCCTTTTCGCATTCCAGCCGCGCCCGAACGCGCTGCACGTGCTTCGCGTCGAATGAGCCGCCGTCATAGTCGGCAAACTCCGCCTCGCTAATAACAGCGCCCTCGCGTGTTGCGCCGGTCGGGATATCTGCCGGATCCCCCAGCAGCACGCACCCGCCGTCTACTAAGGCCATGATACCGCCCGAATAGGCCATTTGCACCACGGCAAGCGTATCTTCCTTATGCCACACGCCGTTCTCGCTGCTGTAGCAGTACAACGCCGCCTTGCCATCCTCTTTCAGGCTCACGTAGTAGTTGAGGCCGTCGCTCCCTCCCACCGCGTCAGAGAGGCGCACATCGTCGCCCAGCGTGTGGGAGATGCAGCGCGGCATGCCGCCGCTGTACGCCATGATGCCGACCTTTGAGAGGTAATAGAGCGTTTCCCCCGCCACGGCGAGGCTCTTGTGGCTGCCCCTCATCACACCGAGCACCGCGCTTGACATGAGTTGGAAGTTTGTCGGAACCGTGCCGTACATCTTGAATATTTTGTCTTCTTTGAAAAAGCACGGGTAGCCAAGATAGCTCACGCACGCCGTGAACGCTCCTGCCGCGCCGCTCTCCACGCTGAACGCATCCGTGGAGAGCCCGTCAAACACGTTCCAGTTGTACGGGTCGCCGAGCTTTGAAGCAAAGATGCTGTCGCCCTTGCATCCCCACACGCGGTTCTCGTTCGTGCAGACAAAATCCATGTCGGGCACGCTGCGATTGAGCGTGACTGTTCCAGGCTCCGTGATGCTTTCCTGCCCGTCGGGCAGGCGGAAGGTGTTTTCATAAAAGCGCAGCGTCTTTTTGTCCTCGCTGATCTCCCGGATGATGGGTGTGCGGTTGTTGTAGGTCTCCTTTGTGCAGCCCGAGATCGTCACGGCGTCGCCCACGTTGAACGGGAACGCCGCGCCGGTCGTCGTGATGCTGTTTGCTGCCGCCTTTTCGTCAGCATACGTGCCATTCCCGAATTTCAGCCCCGCCGCGGCGTAGCTCGCCTCCATCGGCTTGATCGTGCCGTCCTTTTCGCACACGATCTTGTCGGGGAAGATGAGCACGCGCTCGCCAAGTGCACAGAAAGTCTTTTCGCTATCTGCGACTATCGTCTTCTCTTCGCCGTTGATGTAGAGCTTCGTTCCGTATACCTCGTAGAGTTTGCCTGCGCTGAAAATGCCGTTTGCCTTGCCCATACCCTTGCGGACGGTATAGCGCCGCGCACGGGGAGCAAGAAGCGGGAAGTATCGCGCCGACAGGTTCTTCATGTCGTAGAGCTCGCCGCCCGCCGCGCCGAATGTGTGGTTGATGCCGCCGAATTTCTCCTGCTGCACGCGCCGGTTCGTATATGCCGTGATCTCAGGCAGTCTCATCTTTCACCGCTCCCCTTGCTTCGCCCTGCGTATCGCCTTCCTCGCCCACCGGGGCTTCTGTCGCATCGCAGATCGTCACGATATTGCGAAGCGACTGGCGCACCGCTGCCACCACGTCGACGGCATCACCGTTGACGTTCAAAATGCCGATCAGGCGCATCGCGTGCGCCGCTTCCTGCTTGATCTTTTCATTCATGCTCTTTACCTCCAATTGGGTTGCGAATAGCTCCCGTAATTGTTGACCGGTCGAACCGATAGCCAATTTGTGTTGTAATACGTCCCAATGTTGACGATCGCACGGTATCTCTTCCAGTTTGGGTTATAATACGTCCCGACGTTGATGACCGCCTTCGCGCTGCCTCCGCTGCCGCCGCCGCTGTACGTCGTTGCCGTGCCGGAATCGCTGTAATCTGAGACGATCCACGATCCGCCCCAGTAGTACATGTTGCATATCCATTCGTATGTCGTCCCCGGCGATAGCCCTGTTATCGTGCCGACAAAGGTGCTCGTCCCACCGCCGACCTCGCTCGAATCGAACGAGAACGTCCCGATGCCCGTGATGCGGATGTCGATTGAGCGCTTATACGTGTAATCCGACGCGCCGCCAGTAAACCGTGCGTAGACGCTGAGCTGTGTCCCGTCTCCGTCGACCGGTGACAGCGTACAATAAAAGCTCGCCATCTCTCACTCCTCAAGGAAAAACACCGTACCATACGGCGCGGCACTTGGCGGCGAAGCGCCGAACATGTAGTTGCCGCTCAGTACCAGATAGCCGCCGCCGAGCGAGACGACAGGGTAGTCGCTGGCATCGTCTTTTCCGATCAATGCAAACGGCCCCAGCTCGGATTCAAGAAAGATATTTCCCGCTGCGTGCATCTTCATGCCACCATAGGTCGCCGTCAGACCGACGCCGACCTGCCCCGTGCCCGTGTAGGCAAGATCCATGCTGCCGACAGGGGTATCTCCGGCCAGCAGGCTCACGCTCCCGCCGCGCAGCGCACCCGCCGTCAGCGTGCCGTCGATGTTGACTGCCTTGACGTGTAGATCGATGGTCCCCGTGCTCGCGATCTGCACGCCGTTTTTGTTCAGCGCAAAGACTGTGCCGTTGCTGCCGCTCGTTGCCGCCAACGTGATCTGATTCAAGTTCTGGTCGATGAGCGTCTGCGCCGCCGTGCCGTCGATCTTCCCGCTCACCTGCGTGCGCAGTCCGTTGACATCCGCCGTCAGGTTCGTCACGCTGCCGTCAAGGCTCGAAATGCTCGCCTGCAAGCCCTGCGCCGTCACGCCGAGCTGCGTGATATTCCCCTCTGCGTCGCTGATGCGTCCCGCAAGGCCTTTTGCCGTGATAGACAACTCGTTCACATTCTTGTCCGTATCCTCGATCTTGGCGTAGATCGGCTCGGAAATATTCTTGATAAACTCGCTCAGTGCATTCTGGTTGATGTTGCTCCCGTCCAGATTGAAGAGCGTATACCGAAGCTGTTCCAGAAGCACGAAAAGGTAGTCATAGACCCCGTTGATCTGCTCCTGCGTGTCTTTGCCTTCGCCGTTCGGGAAGGTCGTCTCCACCAGCTGAAATGTCGTCGGCACTTGTCATCACACCTTCCAGTTGCCCTTGCTTTCTTTGCGGTTTTCGCGCCGCCACCATGCCATAGCATCGGCCACCGCATCGTTGGCAATGGCGTGGTCGTTGGCATAGAGCGCGCTGTCCTGATTGTAGGCGTCGAGCTGCGCTGCCAGATATAGGTGGTAACACTCGTTGTGCCCGTCCGGCAGCAGCAATTCCATATCATCGACGCTTGCTGTGTCATCCTCCACGCTCACCTTGAGAACGGGGGCTTCCTCCCCCATCATCTCGGCGATTCGGTGCTCAAGCACCATGAGAATTTCTGCCTTGCGCGGCGTGCTCAATTTGTTAGGCCGCAGCGCGTCCGCGTCACGGATAGCTTTCAGCATTTTCATACATTAGACCTCCGTGAAATACTGTCCCACCAGCTCGTGAGGAAGATACTGAAGAGTGATTTTGTTGCCGGACTGCTCTCCGATACGCTCGCACTTGTACGTCTTGCCGTCCTCGCTGTCGAGGTAATACTTGCCATACTCGTACTCCATGCCGCGGCTTGCGGGGATGGGGTCATCCTGCGTGCCCGCGTGGGTAACGTCGATCACGACCCAGAGCGCGGGCGTTGCGCTCGGCTTCCAGCCCTCCTGCGAGGTGTGCGCCTGACGGCACTTGTACACCCTGCCGCCGTAGCTTCTGCGGTCGCCCTCCGCGTAAGCAACAGGATACGCCCATGCCGTGATGAGCTCGGGCACAGTCGCCGCCTCGCCGTCGCTCAGGCTGACCGCCGCCTGCTCGATGATGGGCCGCAGTTCCACCGCACGAGCGTATGTGACCGGCGCGCCCGCAAGGGCGGTAACGGTCGCTTTGGCGTTCTCCGTCTCCGTAGGCTTGCCCATCTTAATGCTGACCGTGCCGTCGCGGTGGTCAGTTATGTCGCCAGCGATGCTGTAGGCGCTGTTGTCGTACTCGTTGACGACCTCTTTGGTCTCGCCCGTGGGCTTGCCCTGCTCGTCCAGCACGTCCACCGTGTCGCGCTGGATGATGCTCCACGGGGTATTGTCGGGCAACAGTGCCGCTACGGCGTCGTAGGACATGGTCAGATAGATGGTTTTGGTATCACGGCCGTTCCAGTTGCGGTCAACAAGGTTGCCGTTGACCGTAGCGGGATATTCCGTGTTGTTGACTTTTACGTAGATACTCATGTGCTGCTCCTTTCTTATTGCGGCGTGGCGTTGGCTTGCAGCCACGTCAAGAGATCACCGGTGGGTAATTCATCAAAAGTGATGGTGCGGTATACCTCCCCCCGCCAGCCGTTTCGGTAGGCGAGTTCCCTGGTCTCGGTAGACTTTCTATAGTAGATTAAAGTTCTTACACCGTAAGTGTCGTCGTAGTCTCGGATAAGATGGTCGTAGGTAAAGCCATAATAGCCAGACACAAAGCTGACAGCAATCCCGCTACTATACCCCCAGAATTTGTCTGGCTGCGACGTTATATCAATGGTTTCGTTGAAGTACCACGTCAAGCTCACATCCGGCTCAAAGTTGATGTCATACCCCGTCCCGCCGATAAGCGTCCTGCCTTTGAGGATATTGTACACAGTGCCGTCCACCATGCACTTACCGCCCTGCACGGTGTAGACCGTGCCGTTGACGAGCGTTTTGTGCGTAGCGGGCGGTGGCGGAGTGACATTGCCAGAGCTGTCGACTTCCATGTCCTGCGGGAGAATCAAAGCGGGGCGGATGCCGGACGAGCTGGATGCTTTGCTGGCCTCAAAGACGCCGTTGTAGTTGACGAACCACACCAAGCTGGTGTTGTTGGTGATCGGGGAGCGGAGACACCAGTAGTCAGCCGAGCCGTTCAGTTTCGCAATGCGCTTGTTGTTGGCGGACGTGCCGGTTCCGGCCTCGAAGTAGGACAGCTTCGCACCGTCTACCGGGAAGTGGGAGTTATCGCTGGTCGTGAAGCCAATCTCGTAGCCGGACAGCAGAAAAATCTTGCAGAGCAGGCCATTTGCACCGCTTTGATCCGAGCCACCGGAGCCGCCGTTCTTACGGTACGGGATCTTCACCTGCTTGATTGCGTCCCTGATGTTGCTCTCAAACGCGTTCAAGAACTTGCTGTTCAGTAAGCTGTGGATGGTGCTGTTCTCCAGATTGTTATCATCCGAGCTGTGCCATCGTGTGGCCTCGAAGCTGTCCTTCAGCAGCAACCAAGTGCCGTCGCAGGATTCGTCATACATGGAGCTCGGCTTGCCCTGATGGCCGACCAAGAATTCTTTCGCTGTACCGCCTACTTTTAGTTTGACAATACTGCCGACGGCTTTGGTGCCGAGTTTTGCATTTGCCATCTCCGTACCTCCTTATTTGAAGTACCAGTTGATCGCGTAGTTTTCCGTGGGCGTGGTCTCCGTGCTCACGAGCGTCTGCTTGACGATGTTGCCGCTTGCGATGTAATCGCTTCCGCGAGACGCCGCCACCAGCCCGCCCGAGCCATTGCCCTTGATGAGAGAGGTGGTGGCGGGGACATTGACGGGGCCTGCGGGGCCCTGCGGGCCGGTCGCACCGGTCGCGCCTTTCTCGCCCTGCTCCCCCTTTTCGCCCCGGTCCCCCTTGGGGCCTTTGAGGTTGACCGTCGCGGGATTATCGAGCCCTCCGTCGTTCGTCCAGCTCAGGTCTCCCGCCGCAGACATAGCGGGGGTAAAGGTCGCGCCCTTCGCACCAGCCGCCCCGGCAGGGCCCGTCTTGCCTTGGGGTCCCGTCAGGCCTTGCGGCCCAGTTGCACCGGTTTCACCTTGCGGACCGGTTTTGCCCTGCGGCCCTCTCGGCCCCTCTGGGCCGGTATCGCCCTTCGCGCCGTCAGCACCGGCAGGCCCCCGTGCGCCCGTGTCGCCTTTCGGGCCCTTGAGGTTCACTGTCTGCGGATTCGCCTTGCCGCCGTCGTTCGTCCACGACAGGTCGCCGTCGTCGCTCATACTCGGCGTGAATGTCACGCCGTCCTTACCGGCAGCCCCGTCCGCGCCTTTGGCTCCATCCGCGCCCGCTGGTCCCGTAGGACCTTGCGGACCAACTTCGCCTTGCGGTCCGGTAGGACCAGCCGGGCCGGTCGGGCCAACGTCGCCCTGGTCTCCCTTGGGGCCTTGGGCTCCCGTGTCTCCCTTATCGCCCTTTGCACCTTGCAGGGGGCCGTTATTGATGAACTTGCCCGTCGTGCCGTTCAGGATGTAGATATCGTAAGGCTCCGCCGTGCCGACGCCGTAAGCGTCACCCGGCTGCGCAGTTGCAAGCTTGGCTTCGTCCAGCGCTCCTGCCGTGTCGTAATAGCCCAGCACCTTGAAGCCGCTGCCTGTGTCTCCCTTCGGGCCCTGCGGGCCCGTGTCGCCCGTCGCACCCTTCGGTCCCTGCGCACCAGTATCGCCCTTTTCGCCCTGCGGACCTGTCGGGCCTTGGATGCCCTGCCCGCCTTGCGGGCCGCGAGGCCCGGTCTCGCCTGTATCGCCCTTGTCGCCCTTTTCACCTTGGGGCCCAGTGTCGCCGGTATCACCTTTTTCACCCTTGGGCCCCTGAATGCCCTGCGGGCCACGCAGGCCTTCCAGTTGTTCCTTTGTGAAGTCGGAGTAGGTAAAGGCGTCACCCTTGTCGCCCTTATCGCCGGTCTCGCCCTTTGGCCCGCGTTCGCCAGTCTCTCCTTGGTGGCCAATGGGTCCTGTCGGGCCGACCGGGCCAGTTTCGCCCGTATCGCCTTTAAGCCCTTGCGGGCCGGTGTCACCAGTATCTCCCTTGGGGCCGACTTCACCCTGCGGACCGGTCGCGGCAACGCCCGTGTCGGCAAAAGCGCCCGCCGTGGCGTCCCACTTGAACCAGTTGCCCGTGGTCTCGTCGACGTATGGCATCTTGGAAACCGCCGTCTCCGCATCCGCCGCCGCCTGCAAAACCTCATCGACCCAGCTTTGATAGGCCGGAGGCGGTGTCTCTCCGCTGTCTTCCAGCGTTTCGCGCACGCGTGTTTTATATATCTGGCTCTTCACAATGGTATCGCCAACGGTGTAGCGCAGCTCTGCCGCGCCCTCACCGGCAACCGCCGTATCAACGTTCGATACCAGCCACACGAGCGCGCCGTCTTCTTCCGTCACCGTCACGGGATACGGCTGCGCATCGCCGTTTCGCTGCACGATCAGGCTTGCGACGCCCTCGCCGTAGCCCTCGCGCCACTTTCCCAGCACGTCAAAGACGACCTTGCGTGCCTGATTCTCACCCCTGCGCCCGAGCTTGATCTCTTCGAGCGCGTAAGCATTTTCAATAACCATGTTGTCACCTCTCTTATGGAAAACGGCGCAGCAAGAGCGACTTTTTCGTCCCTTGCTGCGCCGTGTCGCAACTCATTTTTCGTGTCTCGCGGTCTTATTCGCTTACGCGTTGTGGGCTTTCGCACTCTCAACGTAGTCGCTGCTCATCGTCTGGATGAGATTCGCGGTCGAGGCGTCCTGTCTCATCTGGTTCTGGATGGCCCACAGGAACTTTCTTTTGACCTGCACGGTCACGCCGCGCTGGATCAGGCAGCTTTCGCCGTTCACGCACACCAGCAGGTCATCCTTGTACTTGCCGCTGTCCTTGAACAGGCGGACGCTGACGTACTCCTCGCCCGCGCGATCGGCGTTCACAGCCGCAACGGCGTTCTTTGCTTCGCTCATCGGTCTTTCCTCCGTTTCAGTGGCGGGGGCGGCGTTCACAGCTGCCCCCTTGGTGGTTAGGTCAGCGGGGTCTCATCGAACGTGGAAGTCGTTTCCACGCGAATCATATACGCCTCAACCAGACGTTCGGCGACCTTGGTTGCTTTCCAGCCGACGGTTGCACGCTGGTTCAGCGGGTCAGCCGTACCGGCAGAGCCGAGCGGCTTGACGATGTGCTCAAGACCACCGCCGGTCAGCTCGGTCGTGCCGTAAGCCTCCGCGCCCATGATGAGGGTGGAGTAGACGTTGCGGCCCTTCGCACCGGCTTCGCCCGGATAGATGGCGGTCGACGCCGCCGGGGTGGTAGCAGGTGCTTCTTTCAGCGTGATCGTCGCGCTGCCAGCACCCGCAGCCGAGGCGCTCTCAATCTCAAGGAGCGCACCACCGATGACGACCTCACGGCCAGCCAGCTTTGCGGCGTCAGCAGTGGTGATTGCCTCGTTTACGGTCAGGACCTTGCCGGATGCGCTCTTGACGGTCAGGTCGCGTGCGCCCTCGGTCAGGTCGTCGGCGTGGAACACCTTCGCTTCGGTCGTCTCGATGAAGCGGACGCCCGCGATCTTGCCGATCTCATCGTCGTAGATGTTGCTGGTGTCCTTATACTCGTGCGGGCGCTTCCAATCAGGGTCATCCTGAATGTCGTAGGAACAGTCAGGGTGAATGATGGCCCAGTAGGAGCCCTCATAGCGCGGGGCGTTCATGGTTTTCAGGAAGCGAACCGCCTTGCGGACGGCACGCACCGTGAAATAGTGGTTGCCCGTGGTCTCGCCGCCAACAAGCAGATGGCGACCCGTCACCTGACCTTCGCCGTACTGGACGTTAGAGCCTCCGTTGATGACCTCGCGGGTGATGGTGTCGAGCGTGCGGCCCGCCTGAGAGCCGAGCAGCACCGTCGCTTCCTGCAGGTTATTGTCGATGGCGGTCAGGTCGAGAATATCGGAAATCTCGACGAAATCGCCGTACTGGTCGACCTGCGCGGTCAGCGTGGTCATGGACAGCTTACGGCCCTTGGGCGTAACGCCTTCGGTGATGGGCGTCAAGGCCTTGGGCAGCGGATCATACTTACGGAACTCGATCTCTTTGCCCTTGCCCTTGGGGATGTTGCGCTTCTGCGCGAATCGGTCATGCACCAGCTCGGGTTCGGCGTTGTCAATCAGGGTGTCGCAGTAGTAGGTCTTCATCTCGCCCGAGAGACCGGCATCGGTCGTCACGTTCGTCTGACCCTCAAACAGGCTCAGAATGACGGGCAGAATGAAAATGTCTTTGAACTTCTTCATAGAGTTTTGTCTCCCTTCTTACAGTCGGTAAATTAGGCGGGCATCAGAATACGATGCGCTCGCCGCGCCGCACGCGCCTTGCGATCTCTGCGCGGTCGGCCTTCGTGAATTTGCTCGGGTCACTCTTGACAATGACCCCCAGCTGGGAAGTGGTTCCGTTCTCGTTCGGGCGCATTCCTTTCGCGCGGACGTTGTCCATCACGCGCTTTTCCATCTCCGCCGCAGCTTTCGCCGCGCTACGAGCCTGAATGTCGCCTAAATGGGATACCTCGTAAGCGTCTTTTACAGGGACGCCCGCACGCAGCATCGCAATGAAACGCGGATTCTCCGCGACTTCGCGCTTGAGGTCGAAGTCAGGGTACTCGCCCGGCGCGTCCGCCGTGCCGACCAGCTCGCTCGCCTGACGAATCCAGTCGTTATATGTCTCGTCGGCTTTCTGCTGACGCTGCCTGTCTTCTTCCTGACGTTTGAGCGCTTCGTTTTCCTGCTGCATCCGCGCATACTCGCGGTACTGTTCCACGCTCATGCCCATGCTCTCCGCTTCCGCGTTGTAGAGCACGCTGTTGAGCGCCGCATCGCCCTCAAAAGCCGCACGCAGCTTACTCATATCGCCGTCCGTCACGCCATAATGGCGCATCAGTGTGTCGATAATGGGCTGCGAATCGGCGATTTTCTGGTCTTTAGCCTTCTCCTCGCCGAATCTGCGATTGATGATGCGCTGTGTCTCCGCAGTGTACACGTCCTTGTATTTGCCGTTTACGAGGTCAAGGAACTCCTTTTTCAGGTCTTCCCCGCCTTTTCCCGCAGCCCCGGCGTCGCGCTGCTGCATCTTCGCGCCCTCGCCCTTCGGCTCGCCAGAAGAGGCCCCCGTATCGTCAGGTGTCTCCTGCTTGCCGAACACGACGTTGGCGTATTCGCCCGTTTTGCCCTTCCGGGTGGGAGAAGAGCTTGCCTTCGTGGTCTCGCCCTGTGCGCTCGCGCCTCCCTCAGCGCCGCCCGATGCACCGGCAGCGGCTCCCGCAGCGGCAGCGCCGCCGTCAAAGAGGCTCAGGATCACGCGAAGCGTGGTTTTGAGGTTCATGGTATCCCTCCTGCTTGTCAAATCGCGGATATTTGGCCCTCCGTGTAGGCCGTGCAGCGCTTCCTATTATCCGCAGGGGAGGGGAGAGCGGCGAAAAGATAAAGAAAAACGCCGACCCTCCCTCGCGGGCGTATGAATAGGGGGAAGCCACTCGCACGCCTAAAGCGTAACATGCGGCTTCCTCCAACTCACCACGGGTGAGAAAAATTTTTTTAATTTTCTTTGACGTGCACGAAGATCGCGTCCGGCCTCGTGTCTTCCAGCTGCTTGAGCCCGATGCACGCGGCGATGAATGCCGCTTCGATGCGCTCATCGCCGCCGCAGTGGATGAGGAAGCGCGGCGCCCCCTCGTCGATCTCAAAACCGTAGACCTCGCAGTCTCCCTCGGCTTCCATGTTCTTCACATAGCCACCGAAAGCGTACATCACACCAGTAATGTAGTTGCAGCATTTCTCGTCCGCCGAATGGCCTTCGCACAGGATCATGTAGCGGCCGATTTCGTGCTCGATGTGAACCATCGTCATGCACTTACACCCCCGGCATCGCCGCGCTGCTGCCCGTGTCCATGTTCGGCTTAGACTGTTCGGCAAGCTTCTGCATGTACGGTGTCTGCGCGTTCTGTGCGTCGGCGTTCTTGCTCTCAATTCCGCCGCTGCTGCCGCTCTTGCGGGTCGTGCCACCGCTCTGCGTGCCGCCAGTCATTCCGATGCCCATGTCCTGTCCTGTAAGCTGCTGGATAACCGTGAGCGCCTTTTGCAGATGATCGCTCTGCTGCTGCACGACGTTGTAGAGCGTCGCGCCTTCGTTGACCTGGCTCTTGATCTTGTCGATCCCTTCGAAGTCCATCATGTCGAGCGCAATCATGCTTTCCTGCGCCCTGTCTGGGGAGAAGAACCCAAGCGAATACAGCTCTTTCGCCCGCTCGTTCTGTTCTGCGCGGGAGAATGGGTTTTTCTTCTGCGCCTTGATCTTGATGTCAAAGACCGGTCTGCGGAACAGGTCATTGCCGAGGCTATCCACGCCCGTCACCTGATCGCCCAGCTCGTTCACGCCGATCTGCGCATACTCGTAGGGCATTTCATTTGTGATGCGGAAAGTGCGCGCTGCGTCGTAGAACTGCCGCATGCGCTCGATGCACAGCTTCACGATCTTCGCCTGCGCGCGGTAGCACGCCGAAATCATATCGCGGCTTGCCTTGTTGCCCGCCTCCTGCAATGCAGAAATAGCCGCCGCAGCCGTCGCCCCGCTGGATGTTCCGCCGTTGGACACGTCACGGTTTGAGCTCGTTTCCTTCATCTCGTCGATCTTCATCTGCACGATATTCGCGTAGATGGAATCGAGCGGGCGCGTCGTTACCTCGCGGAGCCTGCTCTCGTCGATCTGGCCGGACACGTGGATGATCGGCTTGCGCCAATCAAGGAACTCTTCTTCGTTGATATTCAGGCTTTCACTCGCGAAATACCGGCGCTTGCTGCCCATCATTGAAGTTTCGAGGATGTTTCCCCACAGTTTGTCGATGTAGAGCTGCGGATCCTTTGCAATGGCCGTATACCCAAACCCCGCAGGTGTGCCCTTTTCGGGGAATAGCACATCGAACACGAACGGATATTCGCCATCTTCGTAGAAACCGCCCTCCGCATATTCGGGGTCATTTTCGCTGGCGTAGATGATATGCTCCTCGTCGATGAACTTCGCGTAGTGCAGCACCGTTCGCCCGTCTGCGGTCTTCTTGCGGTAATACCAGTCAATCACGGCGACCTTGTTGCTCGTGTCCACCGTGTCATCGTACTCGTATTTCGCCGTTTCAATGCTGCTGCCGCTGAGCTTATCCGCAAACTGCGGGTATTCGTCCTCGATGATGTCGCGGTCGACGAGCGCCACCGTAAACACGTTGCGGCTCTTCTGGATGTCCTCAATACCCGGCTCCCAAAAGATATTCAGCGGGTCAATGCCCTCGATAGCGATGTCGCCGAGCCCGTTGTCTTTCTCTTTGTCCCAGAACACGCCGTAGATCGCCACACCGTGTTTGAGCTTTTCCCACCACTCGAAGCTGTATGTGCTGTCAAATTCGTTGTATTCCATGATGACCGGCAGCACGGACGAGAGCGTCTGCGCGCTTTCCTCGTCGCTCTGCTCGCGAGGCAGGCATACGGGCTCGGGGTAGTTGTCCATCGCGTCGGCGTGCTTATTCATGATCGAGTTAAACAGCCACGCACTCGCAGGCTCGGGAGATTCCCCCGCGTCTTTCGTCCCGCGTCGGATATCCTCCCAATGCCGCAGCTTCCACCAGCGCTCCTCGCTGATGATACGGTTCTCGAAGTTGCTCTTGCCCTGCTTGTACTTTTGCAGCGTTTCTACGGCGTCACCGATCTCCTTGCTGCCGATGGCTGCGCCGCTGTTCATCGCCGCGTCGCTGTCGCGGAATGCTCCCACAAGCGGCGCTTCTGCCTTTGCATCCAACATCGCAGCAGCGCCAGCCGCGTCGGCCTGCTGCTGCGTCTGCGGGAATTTTCTCGTACCTGCCATGTCTTCCCCTCCTGTTAGTTGTGTTGGAACCACGCATATCTGTCGTAGCTCGGCGTATTGATGTCCAGCGGGTCGTACAAGACCAGCTTCGGCGGCTTATTTACCCGCGCCGCAATGGGATTCTCCATGCACACATAGCGTGTCATGTCGTAGATATGATCCTCCTGCTCGGTGTTCACGTCCTCGACATCCTTTTCGTCGTAGACGAGGTTTGGCACCGTGCGGATGAAATTCTTGCACGTATCGAAGATATACAGCATCGGCACGCCGTTCTCATCAAACGCAAATCGGTTGTGCAGCTGCATCTTGCCGTCGATACGGGCGTTGTCTCCCTTCTCGAAGTAGACGCGCTCGCGTTCAAAGAGCGAACCGATGCTCTCCGTGCCCTGCGTGCCCCAAATGGCGGGGTCGCCCACACGGAAGATGTGCCGCCCCTTAAGATTCGGGTCTTCTGCCTCAATGCGCTTCATCTCGCGGGCCACTGCCGTCGGCTCCATCTTCACACCCTCGTTCGGTGCGCCCGTGCATCCGTAATATTCCCGGATGTGGTAGAGCCGCCTATCATGGTCGACCGCGAACCAGCCGATGGCAAACGGCCTTGAATAGCCCCAGTCCATTGCGCACCAGATCGGCCACTCCTTCGGCACCTGAAACGGCGCGATGACGTGCGTATGGATGCGGTCGCGGTAGTGTTCGCTGTCATTGCGCCACTCGGTAAACACCTGCCCGGAGAACGTATCCCAATCGCCGTAGAGCAGTGCTTTCTTCTCCGCCTCCGGCATCGACGCAAGGCGCGTCAAATAGCTGTCGTCGTTCTTGAGCAGTATCTTATTGTCGAATACCGTGCTCGGCACAAAGATGCGGCTCTTCTGCCGATGTTCTTCGTGCCCATCTGGAAAGCGCACGACGGCATCCTCGCGGATGGTCCTCATCGGCGGCGCTGCCGTGATGAAACGTTCCTTGACCCATCCGTGCCCCACACCGCCGGGGTTCGCCGTGCTGCGGATATACACCCGCGTCCCCGGCCCGTTCGGTCGGTTGCGGGAAAAGAGGTAGCTGTATTCTTCCCATGTAAAGTGGGTCAGCTCGTCGAATGCGATAAAGTCATACGCCTGCCCCTGATACTTGATCTTGTCCTTTGCGTACTGCATCGAACCGAAGATGATTTTCGCACCACTTGGGAATGTCCATGTGTGGCTGCTGCCGTTATAGCGCGCGCCCGGATAGATACGCGGGTAGTAGTTCAGCGTCTTGTCAATGAGCTCGGCAAGCTGCGGGAAGGTCTTTCGCAGGATGATCGCCTTGTAATACGGGATATTCACCTGCCGCAATGCTTCGATGACCAACGCATCGGATTTTCCCCCGCCTAACCGGCTGCGCCGCCGTATAGAGCCTCGTCCTCCCAGCGGCTCATAAAGAGTGCCTGTTTGGGTTGCGGCTTCCATACCACGCTACGCTTCGCCATTCGCATCACCTCCCGCGTACTGAGGAACAGGCATTACAGCGGGCAGCTCTGCCACGCCGCACACGCTTTCTCCACCGTCGTCCTTCTTCTCGTCATTTGCCCAGCGGAAGTTGTATTTCAGGCTGAATTCCGCGCCACGCTGACCGTCTCGGTCGAAGAGCCGTTCCTCGGCATAAGCCTCGATGCGGGCCTTCGCGCGCGTAACCGTGTCAACGAATCCTTTCTTTGCCTGATAGTTCAGCAGCGCTTGCCTGCTCGTAAACCCCAGCGCAAGCGCGAGCCCCGTCACCGTCGGTGGGCGCTGATGAATGATAAACGGCTGCCCTAATTTGTCGAGGATCGGCATCCCATCGTCCCCGATGATCGGCTCGCCCTTGCAATCCTCGAAGTATTGGTCAATGACGGCCTGCATTTCTTCGACCGTCGCATATTTTGGATGACACCCCGCTTTTGCCATGCCGCCACCGCCTTTCTTTTTTATGCTGCAAGCCCCCCGCCCCCGGCCTTATCGCGCAGCATTCTTATCCCCGCTCGGGGAACCGAGCTTCCTATTTCCGACGGTAACACGCCATCTTTTATTTCTCACCACGGGCGTGGAAACTTTCTCTTTCCTTTCTGTGCTCTCCTCTGTATAGTTACATACACACAACATAGATACATCCTGCGTATAGCACCCTCTCCCGAAAGAAAAGAAATATAAAAGAAAAGAAAGAGGTTCTCCCTCACGGCAAAAAGAGAAGCAGGGCTTTCGCCCTGCCTCTTCTTATGCCATTTTGAGCTTTCTCTTGAGCCACGCCCACAGGTTGCGCCACGGGTGGGATTCTGCGTAATTGGCGCGTTGCTCAGCGTTGTATTTTCTATTACGCATTACATTAAGGGCCTCTTGCTTAAAAGCGCACTCATCATTCACCCGCCCAAGCGCCGCCTCAGTGTCAGCAAGCTTATTTCGCAGCGCATCTGCGTCCGCTTTCAGGTTCGCAATCATGTTCTCGCGGTTGATGGCCTCGCCGTTCATCTGGTCGATCTGCTCGGTCAGTGCGGCGTTTACCCGCCTCAACTCCTGCACTTCCGCCTGCGAGTCCTCCACCATCTTTGCCATCTGGTCTTTGGTGTACTTCTTTACATTGATGCTCATAATTTGGCTCCTTTCATTCGTAGTTGTTCTTCCCGTCCCCGGTCGCTCACGATGCTCACGACCTTTACGTCGCCGTATCGCTCAATGTCCATGGCGATGCGCTCCTTGATGCCCTGCGCGTCAGCGGCGGGGACGTTGGCTTTAATCGTGATCGTCAGCATGTGGTTCCTCCTTCGGCTCGCCGTAGCTGCAAAAGTCGTCTTGCTGCATCGGCTTCCCACTTAACGTGCAAAGAGCCTCGCCTGATGACACCGCAAAGCTATTGATATATGCATACTTGCAGTCCTTGCAACGCGTCACCGGCGCAACATCAGCGGCGGGAATACTGTTGATTTCCTGCGTGCAGATTTCTGGATTTTCATACCGACGTGTGATTAAATCAATCACAGTTTTTCGCTTGATGTATTCATCCATTGTCAGCACCTCCTGTTCCACTTTTCGATGATAAATTTGGGTTCGCTATATACGCCACTTTCAAAATCACACTCTGGACAGTATATATAGCACTCTTCTGGGCTGTTGCCATCTAGGGAGACAAAACTCACTGTTTCAAGTATTGCTTCTCCGCCGCAGAACGGGCAAGGTTTCAGGTCATACATCCTTCGTCGCCTCCACATAGCACCAGCTCTGAGGCGGGCGCTTGATTGTCCGTCCGTCACAGTCCATTTTGCTGTAGTTGTAATAAGGACAGGCACAGCAATCCGACTCGACTTTACATAGACCCTTGAACTCTCCCAGCTCCTTCGGCTCGTCGTAGACCTTCAGGTTGGAGATGTGCCAGCCGTAACCAACGGCAACGCCTAGATACTTGTGCAGCTCTGCGGGTTCCAAGCAAGTCGGCCGCGCAACGTCCGACTGGATTCTTCTTGCACCATCAATTTCGACGATCTCTTCGCACACAAATTCACCGATGACCTTCTGACGCTTGCCCCACATATCGCAAACTGAGCCTTCGTCCGTTTTGATGAAAACCGGCTTGCCGTGATAAATCTCGCCGTAATTCTCGTCGCCATCTTTCAGGATACCGATGAGCCGTTCTTCTGCCTTTGTGCAGTAGATGTAGCACTTGAAAGGCGTTTCCATCTTCGGGCGCGTCTTTCGCACCTCATTGGTCTTTTCGCCGCTGCAAATTTTCTCGCACCACTTGGGACGTATGCTTATCATCACGGCCTTACTCATTTTGCTTTGCCCTCCGTCATCTCTTCCAAAATATCGATTAACAAAGACTGGATAGCGTCCAGCTTCGCATAAATCATTTCGTCATAAATTCCCGTTGCCATTTCGAATTTCCTCCAATTCTTTCTCCGCCGCCTCGCGGGTGAGGAATACGGTCTTGCCGAAGCCCTTTATCGATACTCCGTATTCCCTTCCGCGAGCGCCTATTGGCTCGATGCCAACAAAGCCAATCTCATTACCCAACCCGATCTGCTTAACCTCGCACTCGCTTATATGCTTGTCCGTGTCCAGTAAGGCAAACACCCGCTGGCCCACCTTGCACGGCAGCACCACCAGCCGCCCGTCCTTGTCAGCCTCGGCCAGCTCGCGCAAGCGATTAAAACTGCAAAGGCTTTCCAAATCAGCAAGACGCATCAGCTTCAGTGTGATCTCGTCCGCCTTATCTTTCGGCAGAACTTCTTCCGGCGCCCACCCGCTGTCCTCGTAAGCGGCGATCCGATCCTTGAGGCGATTGCGGCAGTACAGCGCGGTGCAGCTATCCATCGGCTTACCATGCTTACCCGTCCAATCCGCTTTACACTTCTGGCAGTCCATCATTGCCTGTCCATCGGTGTCGCGCTTCGTCAGTCGTTCCATTACTCCACCTCCTGCGGCCAGAACTCGCGGCGGCACTCGTAGCAAGTTATCGGAGCGGCATCTTTTTTCTTCGGGCACACGTTGTCTCCATAGACATCTGCTGGGCAGGCGTACAATACACTTTGACGATCAATCCTTGCACAAGGATAGTTGCCCAGAAACACGCTCTGCCGCGTCTTGACGGGATTCATCTTTACCCATTCCTCAACTTCGGCCACAACGTCCTCTGGCGAATCCGTCTCTCTGCCAACGCGTAGATAAATGAAACGATTCTTCGGCACTCCCTTTTCATCCATGCGTCTCAACTGCTTGATAAATTCAATAGCGTCCATAATTACCTCCCTAAAATTTGAAGCTCTCTTTGAGCTTGATTCCGTGTACCTCCGCCGTAAAATAGCTGCCCTCAAATGCGGCAGGCTTCCAGCTAAATGGTTCGCCAATGTACATAGTCATTCCCCCCCAAATCTCAATTTTGTCACGGCAATGGGGAATTCTTCGATCTCGCTTGCCCAGCGTGCCGTGCCCTTGCCGTTGTGCCGTTCAAATACCAGTGGGAACCCGCCGATGCCGTCAAACAGGCTGCCCATCGTAACAGGGCGTAGATATTGCGCGCTGATACGCTTTGCCAGGAAATCCCAGAAGGGCAGGGCGATGGAGTTACCCAGTGCCTTGTAGCGCGGGCTGTCGCTTGGTTTGCGCATTTTGCCCCTGCTGTCGCGCCACTCGCCAATGTCGGTCCAAACGTCCGGGAATCCTTGCAGCCGTTCGCACTCCATCGGGGTAAGGCGGCGCACGATCATTCCCGTGCGGACAGTGCTTTGCAAATTCAGACTTTGCCCGCCGCTCTCTTTTGCTTGCAGCGTCCCGTTGATCTCGCCCCCCTCGGTGAAATTGCGGCAATCAACACTGCTGACCACTAAATCGGTGCTGTCCTTGTAGTCTCGCTGCTTGCAGCTGCTCGCAACATCGCCCTCGCGATAATCGCCGAAGCCCTGCATTTGATACGTCAGCGGCACTTGGTTCCCGCCTGTTCCCATTCTTGCTTGCAAACTCGGAACGACCTCGCCACACTCGCGGATGACGTCACAAGCGTGTGTCATATCCAGTGCCACGACCGCGGGCTTGTTACCTCCGCACTCCGCACACAGAGTGGGGGCTTGCTCCTCGGCGTAGCCGATGCTTCGCGCTTGCTCGCTGTTGCCGAGCTTAAACCCGGCGCATACAACCGGCTGATTGTTCCCGCTCATGCCGGCCGCTGCGGTAAGTGTAGGTGATCGGTCGTCTGTCCGAAGTTCTGCGCCGCCCTGCTGTGTAGCCATGCATACGACAACATTAGATGGTCTCGATGGTCTGTTTTCTCCTTCTGCCCGCAATGTTTGAACGCCATTCTTCCAATATCCAACACCTGTTTCTCCGTAAGCATGTGCTATACTTTCGCCTGTTCTACCAGCACCGCTTTCAGAATCTCCGGCAAGTCTTTCCCGCGCCGTTCCGCTCTCCGCAAAATGCCTTGACACGCTTTTGCGCTCAAAGAGTATTTCGCCTGCGGTGTCGCCTCCAAAATCTGCGACAACCGAGATACGACGGCGACGTTGGGGGACTCCCCAGTGTTGCGCATCATGCACTCGCCAAGCCACGCTCCATCGTCCTCCCACTTCATCGTGGTAGCCCCCCCAGGTGTTCCAACCCTTTTCAGGCACTTCAATATCGGGGGCTTCCGGTTCTGCGATGCGGATGATCTCTTCGAGGACTGCCGCGAAGTCTCTCCCTTTGTTGCTCGAGAACGCTCCGGGCACGTTTTCCCAGACCATAAACCGAGGTCGGACCATGTCACCTGTCCGTCCATTCGATCTGTCATGTTCTCTCATCTCCTTTACGATGCGAACCTGTTCCATGAACAATCCGCTCCTTGCGCCGGCCAATCCGGCGCGTTTCCCTGCAATGCTCAAATCCTGGCACGGTGAGCCGCCGGTGATAACGTCCACGACTTCGATCTCCGCGCCGTTGATCTTCGTAATATCGCCGAGGTGTTTCATCTTCGCCCCTCACATTCTCCGACCAAAATATTTTTCATACTCCGCGTCGCTCCATTCCGTCCAGACAGAGACATACCACGACTTGCTTTCCAGGTTCTTCTTCGCCCGCGCGAGCGCGTGGGAAACGACGGTAGGTGATATTCCGCGCAGACGCGCAAGCTCTGTCGGCGAATCCGCAACGCAGGTCACGATGCCCGCGTGCTTGTGGTCGAGCGCGAGGTAGAGGTATCTGCCCTTCATCCCTGCTGTCCTTTCAAGCGCTGATAGCGCCGCGTTTTGAATTGGCGCGCGCACAGCCAGTCGCATTTTGCATCCGTCAGGCGGCGCTTTTCTTCTTTCGCCGCACTCCGCGCGGAGATATCCGCCTGATAGTACGGGCAATCGCCGTGACAGCCTACGTGCCTCGTAGGCGGCTTACAGCTGTGGCAGTGCTCAAAGCTCATCTCACACCTCGCGGATCGTGATGCCGAACTTGTCCTGCAACAACTTCTTTTTCAGCAGGTAGTCCTTCGTTTTCGCGCCCTTTGCGTCCTCGACCTCTCGCAGCCAGTGCACCGTGCCGTTGCAGTCCGGCTCGGTCGCCCGCTCATAGGTAAAATCCGCGCGATAGACCATCGGCTTGATTCTCTCGCCCTCAATAGTCGTGTAGCCCTCCACGAGCGTGAAATTCGCTTGCAGCCGCAAATCGCGAATCCTGCCCATCGCTCGCAGCACTTTCAGCTCACCGAACCGCGCCGCCTCACGCTCGGAATCGAACTTGATTCCGTCGCACACGACCTTGCGGTTTCCGTATTTGCTTTTTTTCGGCTTCTGCGCGCCTGCCAGCTTGTCAAGCACCTGCTTCTGCGCTTTAGGGCCCAGCCGTGCAAGGTCAGCTGATGTCAGCGCCATCGTGTGCCTCCCGTAAATCGCTCTGAGACGTGCTCTGCGCGTTTTTATCCTCCGAGGGTGTCATTTCACGTTTTTCGTATTCCGAGCGCTCCTGCGCGCTCTCAGGGGCATCCCCGGCGGCTTCCCGCTTGCTGTCCGCAGGATCATCCCGCAAACCGACGCCGATGATGTAGTTTTCGCCGTCTCTTCTGGCATGCACTTCGTACCTGCGATAGGTTTCCCGTGCGTCGAACTTCGGCAGCATCAGGCGTTTGCCGATGACTGCCCCCGTGTCGGGGTCTACTGCGTCCTCACCGTAGGCAATCGCCACCTGTGCAAGCAGCGCGTCGGTTGCAATACTGATTTCGGCAACGCCTGCGGCTCGCTGGGAAAGCTGTGCGTTCAGTTTCATCAGCTCGCCGACTTTTTTCTGGTATCTGCCGAGCTCGTGCTCAAGCCGTTTTACCTTGTCTCTGTTTCTTTCGCTCATCGGTTCTCCGTCCTTTCGTAGTGCAGCGTCAGCGCCCGAGCGATCGGGCAGCGCCGCCATTCTTCGTTGGCGCAGTAGCGCCGCGTGTATTCGTCCAGCTCTTCTTTCGGTAGCTTGACTTGCGCACCCTCGCAGTTGAGATAGTCGCGGTAGTCCCGCGAGTAAAACGGGCACTTGAAAATGCCCCCGCGATACCCGCTCACGGCGCACCGCCTGCCATTTCGGCATCCGCCGCTTCCCACGTCAGCCCGTGTTCTCTCGCATAACGCGATACGCTCGGCATGAATACCTCCTGTTCGGCTATCTGCTCGATGTATGGCTTCATCCAAGCCGCCGAGACGTGCGGGGGAACTGCGCCCCTAGCCTTTGCAAGCACTTGGCCGACTTTCGGGGGGAATCCCCTCGTATCCTCGGCGATCAGCGCATTCACTGCGTCCATCGCTTCGGCGGGGTCTTCATTGCCCAGCATGTCCGACCAGAGGGAAACCAGCTCTTCGGCTTCTGCGCGGGTCATCTTGGCGTAAGCCTGCGGATAAGCCTGTTTTAATCGCCTTAAAATGCTAATTACGTCAGCTCTTTCCACGGTTTTTTTCCTCCTCAAGCATCTCGGCGAATACATCGCCGCCGACAAACGGCCTATTCTGCGGCGCTTTGCCGCCCTTGTCCTGCTCTCTGGCAAGCCAAGCGGTGATGAAACGCTTAATCCCTCCGCGTGTCTTCCGCTTGGTATGGTTTGCATCGCACCACCCTGCCATGTTTCTGAGCTGTTGCAGAACGTCAACGTTCGGATAGAGCTGCGACCATTTGGCCCTGTCGTTCTCCGACACGTCGAAAAAAGTCCCGTCATTCAGCGGCAAAGAAATCACCGGCGGCGCGTCAGCCGCTTGCGGCTCAGCGCATAATATGTACTCTTCTTTACTCTTCTCTACTCTACTTTTCTCTACTTTACTTTGTCGTTCGATGTCAGCATTTTTTGAAAAAATGTTTACATTTTTCGCAGAAATGTAAACATTGGGCAAAATTTGGGCAACATCAACCAGAAGGATGTTGTAATCGACTTCAAGAGTTTTGCGGCGGCTGACTGCCTCGAAGTACCTTTCCTGTATGCCTTTAGAGGTCAATACGTGGTACTTGTCATACTTCTCTTTGTCGAACATCCCTCGTCTGATAGAAGCCTCTATTATTTCGGAAACGACGCTCCCACCCAACCCGACCTTGCGGGCGAACAAAAGCGCAACCTCCTCTGTCCATTCAATGTAGTAACCCGCCTTGCCGTAAATCTCTTGCAGCAAGTGAACGACTACACCAAATCCTGTCAAGCCAAATTCTGCTTCTATCAGTTCAAACTTTGCGTTCAATGTGACATCAAGCGGAAAGTAATCGATCCCGCTCTTTGCCATAGACTACTCCCTTAAAACGGCAGCTCGCCGTCGTCCTCGCTGACCTCTGCAAAGCCGCCTGCGGCGCTCTCTGCGGCGTATTGCGGTGCGGCGGTGTTGTTACCCTCCGAGCGCCTGTTATCTGCGAAATACACGCTGTCAGCCTGCACCTCGTAGCTCCTGCGTTTGTTGCCGTTCTTGTCCGTCCAGTCGCGCATCTGCAAGCGACCCTCGACGCCGATCACGCGACCCTTATCGGCGTAGTTGCAGAGCACTTCTGCCGTTCCGCGCCACGCCACAACGTCGATCCAGTCTGTGCCGCCCTCCTTGCCGTTGCGATCAACGGCAAGAGGGAACGACACAACGGATACGCCGCTGTTCGTCTTTTTCAGCTCCAAGTCACGCCCGATGCGTCCCATCAGGCACACGCGATTCATGCTCACTGCGCGTCACCGTCGCTTTCGATAACCTCGCCGGTCGTCTCGTCCACGGTGTAGTTCTCCGCCTCGATGACCGTGTCATCGCTCACGGAATACATGTCCTCACTGATCTTCGTTTTGATGGTCTCGTCCTGCGCCACCGCGCGAACAAAGTCGCTCTTGAGCGGCGCATACTTGAGCACGCGCTTGAGCACAGTCTTCTTTGCCATCTCCTCGAAGTTCGTTTGCCACGGGCCATTGCTGTATGCCTTGGAAAAGCGCTTTGCGTGATTGCGAACGTCCTCAACGCTCATCACGTCGTAGCCGAATCCTCCGTCTTTCGTGCGAAACATCGCGTAGATGAATTTCGGCTCGCCGCGCTCACCGCTGGCGGGCTTGTGGTTGAGCTTCGGCTCAAGGCCGAAGGAATATTCAAACTCGTCGTTCTCGTAAACGACCTGCGCCTGAATAATGCTGACCTCACCGCTGCGATACGCGAGGTCAATAAGCCCCTTGTACCCCAGTTGGAATTGGCATTCCAGTTGACCGTGGTTACGGTACGGGATCAAGTACGCCTGCCCAAGCGGCGTGTTCGGCTCCATGCCGAGCTGAGCTGCCGTCATCATCGCGCCGAGGAAGCTCTGTGGCGTGGTCTGCGCGAGCTGCTTGTTTGCGCTCAACGCGGAAAGTGTGATGCGCGTGAAGCGCTCCGGCGTGATGACGCTCGGCAGCGCCTTGGCGATCTCACCCTCCATCTGCTTGATGTACTGCTGCATCGTGGGATTGCCTTTCTTTACGGCCTGCGCGCCCTGCGCGTTCTGAATCAATCCTTCCTTCATCTTTCCTTTTCCTCCTTCACCGCAAATTTGCGGAAATTTGTCGTTTTGTAGTAGCCGCTCAGATCCATTTCGGGGTGATCCTTTGCAAATGCCCTTGCGTCGAACGTCTGGCGGCTCTGTGCTTTCCAGTCGACCGTGAAGCGCCCGCAGTAGCCGCGCTCATTGTCGCCGAGGTCAGACATGAGCTGCTGCTTGATGCTGTCCGCGCCCTTCTCGATGGCCTGCTTGCGGCTCATCAGGTATTGGTACTGCTCGACAAGCCTCTCGCGCCCGAACAGCTCAACCTCGCCGCCGCCGCCCTCGTAGATGCTCGTGATCGTCTCCGTCGTGCTCTCCATACCGTCCATCGGCGGCGGGCTGTCTGCCTCCACGTAGTCGTGCCAAAAGTCAGCGGCGCAGCGTTTCAGCGCCTCGATCTCATCCGGGCTGACATATACGCTGCTCTCGCACCATCCGGGAACATAGTCATCGGGGACGGTCGTGATCTGGTAGCAGTAAAAGCCCTTGCCCAGCACCAGCGCCGCCAAGAACCAGCGTTCCCAGCCCGTCACGGCGAGATATGTCACGCACTGCGCGTAATAGCTCTCGGGGAATTCGCCAACTGCATAGCGCTTCATGTTCAGCGCATTCGCGGTCTTGCATTCAAGGCCCGCGTGCCAACCAGCTGGTAACACCATACGGTCAATGTTCGCATGTAGGCACGGCGCCTCATCGTTACGCAGGATGTAGTTCACCTTGCGGACACGCAACCCTGTTTTTATCTCGAATCGAGTTGCAACGTAGCCCTCGAGGTCTCTCCCGATTCGCATCGCCTCGTTTTCCGGCTCTTCGCCGATCCTGCCGGTCTTCTCCGCCCACACCGTATAGGGCGAGCGGTATTTATTCAGGCCCAGCACCGCGCCCATGTCGCTGCCGCCGAGGCTCTTCTTGCGCTCTTTAAGCCACTCCTCGCGGCTCATCCCGAGCGTCGATATCTTCTGCATCTTCATCTTTCTTTACCTCAATATCTTCCGCCCCGCAGAAGGGGCAGCATAGTATCGTTTGCAGCTCCACGCCGCGCTCACCGTCAAGGTTCTCGCGCCTGCGCAAGACGTCGGGCTCGTCAAAGGTCAGCCCGCACCATTCGCAGCGGTACATCACATCATCGCCGAGACCGCGATGAGCACTGCCGCCAGCAGCAGGCAGATACCGGCGAAAAGCATTGCCTCGTCGGCCTTGCGCTGCTCGCGCGTCCGTCTGTCGTGCTTTCTCATCGCTTGCACCCCCTGTCGATAAACGGAAGCAGATCATACAGCACCTTGCACACCGCGCACGCGCCGATGACGGCAAGGGAGGTCGTAAAGTCGCAGCCGTTGAGCGCGATCACCGCAGCGGCGATGCCGCCGAAAAACAGCATATCGATCATGCCTCCACCTCGCGTTCCGAGATCCACTCGTTCACCAGTCGAGTGTAGATTTGGAAGATTCTGCGCTTGCCGCCGCGGATGCACACGCCGAATGGGTAAACCCGCTGTTCAAGGCCGGCTGCCAGCGATTCGTTCGAAATGCTCAGCCCGTGTTCTCTCAGATACGCCGCGCACTCGTTTAAGTCCATCGTCTGAATCGTCTTCATTTGCGTGCTCCTTCCTCTCCAAGAAACTTCTGAATGAAATACTGCTGGCCTTTGCCGGTGACTTTCGTGGTTTTGCTCACCGTCACCGTGCCGTCAGAATGTGTGATCGCCGTTTCCTTAACGGTGAAAAGCCCCAAGTCCATCGATTTTTGCGTTGGCATATTGAAGTCCGTGCCGTTTCGGCGAATCAGATAACCGTTTTCGCGCATCCAACGAAACAGTCGGTGCTGCCCGATATCCACGCCGTTTTGTTTCAGCAACTTCGCCAGCTCGCCGACGAGGATCGAAGTCTTGCTTGCGCTGACCGCATCGGCAAAAAGCACCTTTGGCGCGTCGGCCTCGACCTTGCTTTCAAGCCGCTTGAGTTTGTCCCCTGCGATTTGCAGCGCGCGAGCCATGACTTTCTCCGGGCTGTTCCAGTCCTTTTCAATTTGAAGAAAATACTGGCGGGCCTGCTTGCCCTTTTCATTGCGCTGGATCATGCAAAGCTCTTTCGCCATGTCGATGGTGAGCACTGCGTCGTCAACCGTTCGAGCAACCATGCGCTCACCCTCATTTTGAACTCGCTCAATTTTGAGCGGGTTGAAGTCTTCGCCCTCGGTGAACCCGTACTCGCACATTCTCGGGAACCAGTCTTTATAAGCCGTCTTCACTTCGAGAAAATCGTGCAGGTCTCGCGCAGAGACCGCAGGGCGGTCATTGTTGTAAGTGATCTTGATTAGCTCGTTCATGCGTCCTCCTTCCCCGTAAGCACTCCTTCATTTACCTTGAAGTGCTTGGCAAGCCGTTTGATGTGGCGCGGGTGCGGGTAGCAAGCGCCATCTTTCCAGCTTTTGATCGACGTCTGCGAGACATCGATCTCTTTCGCAAGACGATAATTCGTCTCGCCGCGCTCGGCCTGTAGCCGAGCAAGGTTTTCAGGGAACCCCATCTTTTTTCGCCTCCAAATTTGATTAAAATGTTGACAAATTGGAGCATTGGTGATACTCTAAGTTTGCGACAACTATATGTTTCTCACCAGCCCGATTTGTCGGGGTGGTCTGGTTTCTTATTACCTGTCCACGCTCTTTAGTATACTCCAGACTTGAGTATTTGTCAATAAAGACTTGACCGTTGGATTGCACAAGTATAGAGGATTAGATTTATGCCATTTACTCAAAACTTCAATTACTGCATGGAACAAAAGCAATACACCGCGTACAAGTTTGCAAAAATAATTGGCGCGAGTAACCAGGGCGTTTTGAATTGGCAGTCCGGAGAGTGCGTTCCATATCCAAAAACCAAAAAGAAGATCGCCGACCATTTCGGCATCACGCTTGCCGAGCTGGACGGCGACGAGCTTCCTGTCCTCCCGGAAAAAGGCACAGAAAAAGCCCCCGCCACAGAGGGCGAGGGCCTAAACCATACCGATTCTGAATTGTTGCAGGCGTACCACGTTGCGGACGCCCGTACAAAAGAGGCGATCCGCACATTACTCGGGATCAAGGAGGAGTGAGTATGTCTGAATTTAACGTTCTAAAAGCCCTCTCCGAGAGTGGCGGCGAAATGGAATGGTCTGCGCTGATGAATTCTGATAAATCCGTGCAGGAGACGTCCGGTTCATTGCAACTGCTACTGCACAGCGGGTATATCTCCGGGTCGCTTGCCCCGTATTCGTCAGTTAAAATCACCCCCATCGGGCGGGCTTATTACTCAAAGTTAAGCGAAGAACATGATGAGAAGCGCCGCGAACAAAACTACATCCGTGAAGAAAATGCAAAAATGGAACACCATGCTATTGTCAACAAATGGGTATCCTTTGCATCGATGCTCTTCGCTGGCGGTTCTCTTCTGTTGGGGATATTGACAGCACTCAAGCTCATTTAACCTGTCTCTCATTTTACGCAGTTTGATTTGCCCGAGAACGGCCCACACGCTAAAGAACATGGATAACGCTGTGCAAATGCAAAATAAAATCTTCATCTTTTTGCTCCTTTCAACAGTTCAATGACTGCTCTCCGTTTTTCTTCATCTTGAATGGCCTCGAGGAATGCGCGGTCTTCCGCAGTGATATTATCGGCGTTGGCTTTTGCGTCTTGATATAAACGTTGCATCTATGTATCCTCCGTTCAAGTTGTTTCACCTATTATCTCTCATAAATCAACCATTTTCACCACGAGGGCGTGCTTTCATGGGAATGTATAACGACCCGGAATATTTTGAAAAGCGCGCGCGATACCAGCGCCGCGTAATAAAGAAGATCGTAGACCTGTTTCTTTCGGTTTTCCGTGTAAAATAAGGAAGTGATGTTATGCAGTTTAATGTGGCATCTGCATTGGGTTCTCTCGCGTTGACTGCTTCCATATATGGCGCAGGGCCTCTTCTCTTGCGGTTGCGAAAAGGCCCCATTTCATCAAAGGCTCTAAAATGGCTGCACATTGGGTACACAGCTATTTTGGCATTTGCATTTTCCATCTATGATTTTTCTAATGGGTACGACGTCAGTTTTTCTCCTGCGATTCTTTGGGGCAGCATTTTCTATTGGTGGAATCGAAGCTATTTTGAAACGCGCAACTATCCGCCGGTTCAACCCGCCACCCCCGCGCAGGCAGCTCCGGTCTTCTTTTTGAGTAAGCTTGTTA